AATCTACCTTTTAGGTTTTCCAAAATCCATTTTTCTAAAAGTTCTTCGTTATCATTCCAGTCATAATTTAATTTGAGGAATTCTAATCCGTGAGGTTTTTTGGTAAACTGTCTACAGTTGAAATAATTTAAAGGATTTACTTGATTAGTTTTGGAAAACATTATTCATAATGCACCGTAGTACCAAAAGGTGCCTCCATGTTCTTGTCGTGATGACCATTGATAACAAATACTGTATCACAATAATCTTCTTCACCCCAACCTTCCCATGTGTAACCATCAGTAAACATAATGAATTTTTTAGGGACAATATCATTTTCTTTCATGTATTCCCAATTAGCCTGAAAATCAGTACCACCACCTCCAGCAATCTTGTATGTGTCTAAAGACTCTCCTGAAGCATTGAAATCTTGTTCATTGTGAACGTCAGTATCAAAACACCAAATTTTAATATTGTAATCTTTGTATTGATCCATAATACTTTGAACCTCACCTAAAAAGTCTTCTACCTGTTCATTCATAATAGAACCTGAAGTATCAATAGCAATACAAATGTCTATTGTGTCGTCATAGTTTGTGCCTGGAAGTATTACACCAGAGTGCCAACCTTTTCTGCTAGGTCTTGCGAATGTATAATCATTTTTAATAACACTCTGAATCTGTTGTTGTAACAATTCTCTCCAGTTCATTTTAGGTTCTGTGAACTCTTTAATAATTCTTTCAATCTCTGCAGGACAATTACCAGCACCAGCCGCCTGTGCCGCCGACATCATGCTTTCTTTAATTTCATTTTTAATCTGTTCCATTTCTTCTTTTGAATATGTAGGACCTTTCTTCTTATTTTTATTGTCCTTGTCATCTTCTCCACCACCACCTGTGCTTTCACCTTTTTCCCAATCAATGTGTTCGTCTAACAGTTTGCCTAACTGTTCCATTTTTTCTTTACCTTTTTTGTAGATATCATCATACACTGCTTCTGAAGACCAACCATCATATTTCCAATCTTGGAATATTTGTACTGCTTTTGGTTTTTCTCCAATGTTATCTCTAACAAGTGTATTGTTCACAATGTAATCACAAGCAATATTATGAAGTTGTGGATCTCTGTCTTCTCTTCTTGTCATGTGATCAAACACACAATGAAGTATTTCATGTGCTATAACAAATTCTATTTCTTTAGAAGTCATCTTGCTAAAGAATTCTGTATTGAAATATAAATTTCTACCATCAGTTGCGGCAGTTGGACACCACTCATCACACTCTTTAATCTGTAATCTAGTAGCCATGTTACCAAAGAATGGGTGTCTTAATAACAATCCTACTCTAGCAACCACAATCTTATCAATTACTTCTGCTCTTAAGTGCTTTAACTCTTCTGGACTTAATTCTTTTTTTTCTATTTCTAAAGTGTCTGTGTTCATATTAATATTATACTTTCTTTTGGTAAATTAGTCAACTCTTTTTTGGTATAGGGCACCGGTAAAAAGTGCCCTATATTCAACACTATTATTTGATGCTTTGAGCGGCAGTAATATATTTGCCGTATTTTTCATGGAATTCATCAAAACATTTGACTGCATCAGGATCAATCGGTAATTGATACTGAGTTAATGCCATCTTGATACCCATAACAACAAGTTCTGTATCGAAGTTGTCCATCATAAATCTAAGAAACTTATTAACTTTTTCGTTAAACTTCTTATCTTTCTTGTCATTTGCTTCTTTGAGTTCATAACATAATGAAACCGTAAGCGAGTACATTGCTGATATTTCTTTCGATTTCAGTTCTGTTATTTTGCCTTCAAGTATTTCTGAAGGATTAGGTAACTGTGAAGCCACCTTTCTATGAGCCATGAACTTAACCGCAAGTCCTTCGCCCACTGCACCACTGACCAAATCGGTCACAGTGTTTTCATCTAAATCATCTGAAAGCAATTCGCTCACAAATGACCAAGATCTCGGAGTAGCAAACGACCTACTTGGTGACTTAGGATCAAAGTCATATAAGTCTTTTTTGCTAAAAGTTAGATATCCAACAACGTCTTTGTTCACATTGTTAGCCACTGACCATTCAAACCAGTCTTCAAATTCTGGTTTCATTTCTAAGTGGATAAATCTGTTTGCCAACGGAGCAGGCATTCTGTAAACAACACCTTTGTCTGCCTCTCTGTTACCAGCCGCAACAATAAGAACATTGTCTGGTAATTCATATTGTCCTACTCTTCTGTTTAATATAAGTTGATATGCCGCCGCCTGTACACTAGGTGCCGCAGAATTCATCTCATCCAAAAACAATATCATATTTTTGTGTTTTTTAGCCAACGCCTGTGTAGGCAGTTCTGAAGGACTTGCCCAAGTCATATTGTTTTCTTTTGAATTGTAATAAGGGATACCTTTAATATCTGTAGGCTCCCATAAACTCAATCTAATATCAATTACTTTGGCATTGATATCTTTACCTATTTGGTGAATTATATCTGATTTACCAATACCAGGGCCGCCCCATAAAAATATTGGTCTTTTAATTTTTAATGCGTGTAAGATACTTGCCTTTGCTTTATTAGGCGAAAGTTGTCTTGTTGTAAGACCAGCATCTTGTGTTTTACTTTGTTTTACCATTTTGTACTCCTCGTTAAATTGTTGTTATGTATTAATAATATATTCTTGTACCAAAAAAGTCAACCAGAAAGATAGGTCAAAAACGTCAAGGTTTATGCGGGTGATTTAGCCTGTGGATAACTATTCTTGGTTTTCTAGGCGAGATAGTGCTTTATTCAGACCGTATTTTCTGATATCTCCTGAAAACAACATCAATTCCATAGCCTTCTTTTCGTTGGTCACAATTACACCATCGTCTGCTAGGTAGTATGGACAGTCTATGTATTTGTCTAAGAATATAATGGTTTGGGTGGTAAGGTTGAAATCAGCAGGAAAAGGTACATCATAAGTCTGTAATTGAAGTTTTTCTTTTATAAATGTCAATCCATCATCAGTTAGACGTAAACCACCTGTGCCTTTATCCCTAGTGTTTTTCCACCATGTAGGCATATATTCTTTTAAGGTGTTTTGACTGATGCCTATATCAGCCTGCTTTAGGAATATTTTAGTGTAGGTTTCTTTCCAGTTCATTGTTCACTGACAGTTTCACCCTGGGTCAATTTGACCACTGTGAAGTCTTCAGTGTTGAACATGGTGTTCATCTTTTTGGCTAGATTGAATGCGTGTCCAGGATTTGAAAACGATACTTTCTTGTATTTTGGACCCGGGTAGTTATTCAGCACATTTGCCGATTTTAAATTGAATGGTTTGTTCTTGTAAAACACTGCCCAGATGCCTTCAGCCGCTAGGATCTGTTCGCTCTTGTAAGATTTGCGATCTGTGTGTTCTAGTAGTATAGTCGGTTTAGGTCTACTCATATTATATGAGTATTTATCTAAATTTGAAAGTATTATAAGTTACCGCCGTCTACTTTAACTTCTATCGTTTCTGCTTCTGTGCTTGTTTTTTGTGTCATTAGACCCTCATAATCACCCGCTAAACGGGCCAACACTGTGGCTAGGCTGTATGTGACTTGCTTGGCTGTATTGATGTCTAAACGCACTTCTTTTTGATTGCTGAGATCAGCACCTTTGACTTGTTGAATAAATTGCTGTAGACTTGCTGTATTAATAGGTTCTTTTGTTGGCATTGCTCAACTCCGTTTTCATTTCTAGTGATGTTCTAAATGGTCCTTTAAATGGATATATGTCTAAAGTTAACAGTTTGGGACAATAACTTCTTACCCAACCTTTTTCAAATTTGATAATGTAATATCCAGCACAATATAAACTTTTTGATTTTTTGCTTTTGTTAAACAAAGGTAATTTACGTTTTACATCAAACACCATATTGAATGGTTTAAATTTTGAAGGATAATCGTACACAGAATTATCTTCATTTTCTTTTTCTTCTTTTGGAGCACTTATTGATGAACCCCACATCCAATCACCATTAAAATTCTTCTGTAATTGTTGTTGAGTATCAAATATTCTTGTGCCATCTGAACAACTAAACATATATCTTCTGTCTTCTTGTTTACATATTGTTCCTACTTTTTCACCATTTGATTCTAATATCCAGAATCTATTTTCCAGTATTGGCTTGGCATAAAATTTAATTGTCATGCTATTGCCTCCTCTTTTATTTTATATTTTGCGTTTAATGGATCAGCATATGTTTGAGGATATTCTGCTATCTTCTGCATATCCCATTTAGCACAAAATTTTATTAATTTTAATCCTACCTGTTCAATTGACTTGCTTTTGACACTATTGATTGTTTCTTTTATCAATTCTTTAATTTCCTCAGGTTGTGCTGTCAAATCACATAGAGTTACATTTCTTTGATAATCATCCATTACTCTATGTTCATCACCATTGTGATCAACCCAACGTTGAAGCATCATATTATTCCAGTTGTATCCTTTGGAATTTCTATCTTCAAATGCTTCTTGTAAACCAACTTTCTTTTTTGTGCCTTTTGTACGCACACCTGGAAAAGCCGAAAATACATTGTCTGCTGTGTCACCTCTCATGCATTTTTCAAATAATAACCATTGTGGATCTGGAGCCGGTCTATCTTCTCCTGTTTTCTTATCTTTTACTCTGTTGCCTTTGTTGTCAAAATATCCTTCATGTGTAATTGTTGTTTCTGTAATACCATTATACTGACATACATTAGGAGCAATCAATTGAGCAAAGTCTCCATCTGTGCTTATTATAAAATGATTATCATTTGGGTGTGATTGTACCCAACCAGCAATTAAATCGTCTGCTTCAAGTTTAGGATTTTGTAATGTAGTGCAGTTTGTTTTTGTTTCAATGAACTCTTTAAAGTTGTCAAATGTTTCCCAAAACACTTCATCTTCTTCTACTTCTTTTTCTGTTCTGGCATCTCTGGCATTTTTCCTGTTTCTTTTGTAAGGTTCATAGAAGTCTTTACGCCAACTTCTACCTTCTAAACAAAATACAACATGGTCACCTTTAAAGTCTTGCCACACTTTTCTAATGCTGTTTAGTGTGATATGTAGAGCCATACCTATTTTAGAATCCAAATCACTTTGTATTGCGTGTTTGGCTCTAAAGAAAGTGTTTGCTGTATCTACAAGAATGTAATTCATTAGTATTTTCTTACAATATGCTTTCTTAATGCTCTAGTCAACTCTTCAATTTTATCAATGATACTGATCAAACTGGGATCTGTAATGTACTTGCCAGCCTCGTTTGCTTGATCTCTTAAAGCATCATATTCTCTAATTGATATACGCACCATTGGAGTAGTATCACGTGTAGATTCATTCTCATATGTTGCGTCTTCTGATCTGTCATCTGTCATTTTATTCTCCTTTAACTTATTTCTGATTTGTCGTCACTTAGATTTTTTGTGTTGATATATCCAGCACCTCTTGTTGGATCTAAACCTTCTTCTTGAAGTATGTTTCTTGCTATTGTTCTAAACCAAGCATCAACAATCTGTTCATTTGATTCGCCTTTGTAGCCTGCATCTAATAGTTTTTCAATGAATTCGTTATTCCAATCCAATTCAAAAAATCCATTTCTTATATTTTCTTCATTTATTTTAGTGTCCAGCACAGCAACCCAAGCCTCACCTTTTTTAGTTGCTTCTTCTTTTTCTTTCATCAGTGCGTCCAGTTTAGGATTTTTACTGATTTCTTCAGAAGTAGTTTCTTTCTTTTTTACAAACTTGTCTTTTACTTCTTTTATTTTTTTCATTATATCCATTTTTTTACCTCCGATACATTTTTAAGTCTTTCTTCTTCCTTCAAGTGTTTAAGTTCCCCAGGCATTTCCGAATATGTCGACATGGAGTCTTGGAGTGTATCTCCATCCTCTTGCCATTGCCAACTCGGCAACTGTTTTTGTGTTGAGTTTGTATTCTTCTGATCTGCCTCCCAATGGCATGATATAAACGGGAACGTTGATTCCCACTTGATTGTATTCGGCAACTGCCTTTGTAACTTCATCAACATCGGTTGCATCAGCAACCACAAATTTGAAATACATTTGAGAGTTAGGAATCCTATAATAAGAAAGAGCAATTTCAGGTTTGATAGCAGTGTGCCAAGGCTCACCTGATACGGAAAGTTTTGGAGAGCAACTCCAAGTGACTTGGAATCTGTCTTGTTTTCTGAGATAGTCTTCAAAATCCTTGTGTAAAGTCTGCGTTGTATTTGTTTCGAAAGTAACATTTTTCAAATCCTTCA